CAAGGTGATAATTATAGCAAAGACTATTAAGAAAATCGCTGAATTTATAGCATTCATTAAGAGTGCTAAAGTAGAACGTAAAGTTAAGTTTCTTAGCTCTACATTCGAAAATGCCGCTGATAGACTTGAATACTTGAGGAAAGAATCGAGAGATAAGTTAATTCGAAGAATACTCGGAAGAGTAAGTCTGGTAATAACTATAGTCTCTTGTATTGGGACCGTTACAGGTTTTATTCTATCAGTTCTGTAGGTGATGGAGATTGAGCACTGATTCATCTACAACCAAAGAGGGAGCCTTACGGCTCAAACGTCACTTAGATGGTTTGGCTACTGACAATTTGGGAGAAATCGTCCGACCAATCATCAAGAAAGTGAGAGAACACATAATACCATTAGCTACAAAGCTAACACGAACTACTAACTTACCGACCGGTATTGACAAACAGGAAGAAAAGTACGCGGAGAGGGTAGAGTGGCCTCGATCTCGATGGGTAGTTTCTATCTTTCGTGAACAATGTGATGCTTATCAAGTATCAAATGAAGGGAGTCCGTATAAATTTGATTTATTATCAAAATTATCTCACCCCTTTCGTCCCTCGACCAAGTACGAGGTATCTAGTGAGTCGGATCGAGTGAAGGATAACAGTAAGAAGAATGGTGGATTACCTGAAGTTAAATCTAAGGGTGAGATGCTTGCCGGAAGCCTGTTGGATCTGGAGCAGCTGAAAGCCGATCCGAGATTGGAACGAACTAGATCCATCATTGCTGGTGGTCGTACTCAACAGTCTCAGCTAGGCGCGGAAAAAGTACGTCTAATAATGATGGTTGATATGACGTCATTCCTTCGTGGGGTTGAGGCTTTTGATAGCGCGTTATTCGAGACGGATAATGCCGTAGATCCGCGGTTAGATGTATTCTTATTCCATACTGAACCTAGTAAGTTCAAAGAATGGTATTCGAATTACGAGAGTAATGTCAACCAGTGGGTGAATATGGATTGGTCAAATTTTGATCAGAGTGTTGAAGCTTGGGAATTACGGAATCTAGTCGACACTTTCGCTCCAGAGTACCAGCTCAAGGAACTCGAGAAAGAGTGGGTCTGTAAAGCATCCATTTTAACGCCGTGGGGAGAAGTTACGCGGAACGGAGGTATGCCCAGTGGCTGGATATTTACTAATACTGGTGACTCCCATGCTAATGTCCAGGATTCTGGCGAAGCATTTCATCGGTATAAGTTAGATAAGTATATCAAATGCCTCTCCGTTAATGGAGATGATATAACTTTCGGGTTAACTACTAAGTTAACTGAGGAAAATCTATCTAAGATAGAGAGTGCCTCACGCCGAACACTCAATGTTTCGAAAGTGGAACTTGGGGATTATGTTTGGAATAGCAAGTGGGTTATCTGTAAAGATAGTAGTGGTGAAGTGATTATGACAAGACCTGTCTGGCGAATTATTAATGCTTCGATGTTCGCGGAAAGACAAAAGTTGTCAATTTATGGTTCTAAAGAGTATGTTGAGTTAGCGTTGGCTTCGCAACTCACTACGATTGAGGAGCATCCCTTTGGTGACAAGATTATCGAGGCATATGCTAGGAAGGTAACTAAATACCATATTAGCACAATGACCGACGATCAACTTGCAGAGCCGTTGCAGGCCTATGTTGATGCACATAATTGGCAGAACATAGATGCTCAAGGATTGAAAGAATCGATTGAGAAATCGTATTACTATCAAGTCGGCTCGTGAGTATTTCACCGC